ACGCAAGTAAGCCGACTCGGAACGGGTTCGTTCATCCTTATGTACCAAATTCTTCTTAGTTTAATAGTAATTGGAGCACCACTTGACTGTGAGACTGCTGCTGAACTAATAGACACTACAAGAAATAATCCTAATAAATCTGAGCAATTGGAGATAGCAAGGGTTGTGGTGGCACATACTGACCCAGTATGTTTTAAATCTAAGGACGCAAAAGCCGACTGAAGGAACGGGACTAAAAACCCCTACTACTACAGGAGCAACCAAATGGCAAAAGTCACATACAGAGGTGTCGTTTATGACACTGACAGAAACAAAGCACAGCAAACTAACAAGGTCGATTTAACTTACCGTGGTGTAAGATTAGAAAAAGAACTTACAAGTGTTAAGTGATTGTAACTCTTGAGATTTTGGCAGCGTCTGCTATCTTTCTCACAATCATAAATGCTGAAATTCAGTTTCTGTATGGAAAATAAAACGAAGGGGTTGATCCCCTTCTTTTTTTATGCTATCATAAATAAAATGAAAATCTCATGAATAAAGAAAATCTTAAAGTCCTTATTAGTGATTTAGAACGTGCTGTTGCAGAATTAAAAGCAGAGGTATATTCTGATAAAACTTCTTATCTAACATATGAAGATTATAAAAAACTGGAAGAAAAAGATTTGAATTATGGTCACATATATGAGGATGACGAATGAGATCTAAACAACTATTAAAAAATCTAAAAAAAGCACTCGAACAAGATTATCTTTACAACGAAAAAGAACTTTCTTATATGAGAGAACAATTATCAATATTAGAATATGACATCTACGAAAAGAGAAAACAAAAACCAAAAGGATTTGGATGACTGTTAACTTAATAAGCATCACACCTGATGCAGAAAAGACGATGGCACATATTGCCAGAGTCTCGAATCCAGACAATCAGGATAATCCAAACTATTCTGGATTATTAAAGTATTGCATTAAACACAACCATTGGTCTGTGTTTGAGCAATCATCAATGACACTTGAGATTGAAACAACTCGTGCAATCGCAGCACAGATTCTAAGGCATCGCAGTTTTACGTTCCAAGAATTTTCTCAACGATATGCAAAGAGTAATGAATTGGGTGAGATAGAACTACCAGAATTGCGTAGACAAGATATAAAGAATCGTCAGAATAGTATTGATGATCTCGATGAGAAGGTTGTTGATAAACTGAATCGTCAGATGATTACTCTGTTCAGTTCTTCACAAGCTCTATATAATCAAATGATTGAAGAAGGAGTGGCAAAAGAATGTGCTCGTATGGTATTACCACTCTGTACACCGACTAAGATCTATATGACTGGTTCTTGTAGATCATGGATACATTATATCAATCTAAGGTCTGCACACGGAACACAGAAGGAACACATGGTCATTGCAGAAGCATGCCGAAAGGTATTTACCGAACAGTTCCCTGCAGTATCAGAAGCCCTAGAGTGGGTCTAAATAATTTTACAAAACTAAACAATTATGCCTACATATCCAGTAATACATAAAGAGACAAAAGAAAAGAAAGAACTCTCCATGACTATGAAGGAGTATGATCAGTGGAGAAAGGATAATCCAGAATGGGACAAAGATTGGCAAGCAGGAGTTGCAGCATCACAAGAAATTTTTAGATGGACAGGAGAAGCAAAATCTTCTGGTTGGAATGAAGTCTTAGACAGGGCATCAAAACAACCTGGTGCCAATGTTCGTAAAAATCGTGATTACAGTTTCTAATGCCTAGAAAAAAAAGAGGATCTTCAGATCAACCAATTGGGGTAGGGTTGACAGTCAAGCAGATGAAGAGAAAAAAACCCTTAAGTACAGATTATCTTATTGATATTGAACCATTAACTGATAATCAAAAGGTTTTGTTTAAATCTTATAAAGATGGAAAAAATATAATTGCATATGGATGTGCTGGAACTGGTAAAACATTTATTACTTTATATAATGCGATTCAAGATGTTTTAAATGAAAATACACCATATGAAAGAATATATCTTGTTCGATCATTAGTTTCAACTCGTGAAATTGGTTTCTTACCTGGTGATCATGAAGATAAAGCAGACATATATCAAATACCTTATAAACACATGGTTAAATATATGTTTCAGATGCCAACTGATGCTGATTTTGAAATGTTATATGGTAATTTAAGATCTCAAGATACTATTAAATTTTGGAGCACTTCATTTTTAAGAGGAACCACATTAGATAATTCGATAATTATTGTTGATGAATTTCAAAACTTAAACTTTCATGAGTTGGATAGTATAATAACTCGTGTGGGTGAAAATAGTAAAATTATGTTCTGTGGTGATGCGAGTCAAAGTGATCTAACCAAGTCAAATGAGAGAAATGGAATTCATGATTTTATGAACATCTTGCGTAAAATGGAATCATTTGATATAATAGAGTTTGAGGTCGGAGACATAGTTCGATCTGGTCTCGTTAAAGAGTATATTTTAGCAAAACAATCTATTTAATTAATGTTTAATCATATTGATATCAATCTTCCGAAATTATCAAGGGAGACTATAGATGGAGTTCGTTATTATTCTGTTCCAGATGAAGAAACATTAATTAAGTTAGTTTCTATCACATCTGTTACAAGTCATTTTAATAAACAAATTTTTCTTGATTGGAGAAAAAAAGTTGGCAATGAAGAGGCAGATCGTATCACGAAAGCAGCCACTACTCGTGGAACTAATATGCATACTTTAACGGAACATTATCTTAAAAATGATGAAAAACTTCCTGATGTTCCACCTATTTCTAAGTTTCTTTTTGATGTCGCTAAAAATAAACTTAACAGAATAGATAACATTCGTGTTCTGGAAGGTTCCCTATATAGTAAACAATTAGGTATTGCCGGAACTGTTGATTGTATTGCAGAATATGATGGAGAATTATCAATAATAGATTTTAAAACATCAGCAAAACCAAAACCGAGAGATTGGATAGAAAATTATTTTGTTCAAGCTATGGCATATGGTTGTATGCTTTATGAATTAACTGGAGTATCTGTCAAAAAGTTGGTAATTATTATGTCCTGTGAAAATGGAGAATGTGTAGTTTATGAAGAGTATGACAAAACCAAGTATATTAAATTACTTGATAAGTACATCAAAAAATTTGTTCACGATAAATTGGAGTCCTATGGAGTCAAATAAAGAACTAGAAAAAGCAATAGAAGATAAGTTTTTAACACCTCAAAAATTTTCTATGGAAATTGAAACAATTGCTTCTAAGGAAAAAGTTAATTATATAGAAGCTATATGTCAATATTGTGAGGATAATGATATTGAAATAGAATCAGTGTCAAAATTAATTTCTAAACCACTTAAAGAAAAATTAAAATGGGATGCCCAAGAACTTAATTTTATGAAAAAGACTTCTCGTGCTAAACTACCTTTATAATGAAAGTGACACCATTTGAGACTTATCAAACATATTTGTCCATGAAAAGTCATTTTACGAATAAAAAGTATGACTTTATTAAGTATGGTGGTAAATCTAAAGCAACAATCACATCTTTTAATAAGAGAAAAGATAAGTATTGGTTTGAAAAAACATCAAGAAAATACTCTGATCAGGAAATTACTGATTTTTTACTATCTAATTTTGTTACCACAGACAACCCTAAAAATTTATGGATTGGAGAAATTATAAATTCTGGAGAAAGGATTTACGCAGATTGGACAAGACGACAGCAGAGTTTGACTTACTTATTCAAAGAACAATCGAAGGAATTGCTATCCGAGAGCAAATTAGAAGAACTATTCAACTGCTCGAAAGGACACCCATTAATACTCAAAAGGTATCTGGGAGGAAAAATAAGTTTAGAAACTTTCGCAATATTCGAAAAAATATTTTCTTTTGGAAAAAAATTTGATATTAAACTAAAAGATCCTGTATGGGAATCCGTAAGTTTAAAATTAAAAAAATATTTACCTTTCCTAAATATTAATGTGATGTCTTATAAAAAAATTTTAAGAGAGATTGTCGATGACTAAATTTTTTGATTCAAATTTAATAAAAAATGAACTTGATAGCATTCATGAGTTACAACTAGAATGTTTTGAAAATGCATTTGTATTTGATAAAATGCCTCATGAGAGTCAAAAAGAACATATTGATAATTTACTCACATTGTTGGATAAACAAAAAATAATGTATGCTAGATTATGTTTAACTGATGATCCAGAAGCTAAAAAAACTAAAAAAAACTTAGAAAATTCTGTATCATTATTAGGTTTTCCGAAAGGAACCAGTATGCAATCATTGTTCGACAAAATGGAAAAAACAATTGAAACTTTACAAGACAAACTTGATATTGACTAAATCATGATTATATGTTATAATCTAATTATCTTCCAAATCTAAAAAATCCGAGGAAATCCAAATGTCTTTTGCAAATTTAAAAAAGCAATCAAAATTAGGCTCATTAACTGCAAAGTTAGTTAAAGAAGTCGAGAAAATGAATAATAACGGTGCATCAGGTGATGACCGTTTATGGAAACTAGATGTTGATAAATCTGGTAATGGATACGCAGTAATACGTTTTCTTCCACCACCTAATGGTGAAGATCTACCATTTGTTAAATTATACTCTCATGCCTTTCAAGGCACTGGTGGATGGTACATTGAGAACTCTTTGACAACTCTTGGTCAGAAAGACCCTGTATCAGAGTATAATTCACAATTATGGAACAACGGAACAGATGCAGGTAAAGATGCTGCTCGTAAGCAAAAACGTAAACTTACTTATATTAGTAACATCTATGTTGTAAAGGATCCTGCGAATCCTGAGAACGAAGGTAAAGTATTTCTATACAAGTATGGAAAGAAAATCTTTGACAAACTTACTGCAGCAATGCAACCTGAGTTTGAGGACGAAGAAGCAATCGATCCATTCGATTTCTGGCAGGGTGCTAACTTTAAGTTGAAAGCAAAGAACGTAGCAGGATACAGAAACTATGATAGTTCTGAATTCACTACTCAAACACCATTACTTGATGATGACGATGCTCTTGAAGCACTATGGAAAAAAGAATTTTCACTTGCTGAGTTCGTTGCTACTGATCAATTTAAGTCTTATGAAGACTTAAAGACAAGACTCAACTATGTTCTTGGTAATGTATCTACTGCTCGTCCAGAAGTAGAGAGTTTTGATGAAGAAGATAGTGATCGTGGTTCAGCAGAAGAATTAGTAACAGCAACTGCTGCCAAAGCAAATGATTCTCTTGAAGATGATGATGCCTTATCTTACTTCCAAAAACTTGCAGAGGAATAATTAGGGTATAGTTACTCTTGTATTTTCTGTTTTAATTAATCTTTGATTTACAAATTGAGATGATTCTTTATAGATCATCTCATTTTTCATGTCATCTAAAAATTGACCCAAGTAAGTTGGTTTAAGGACATATATTGTTCTTTTCTTTTCATTTTCATCAACTTCATACTCATAATTAGTGATACCTCTTACAGTTTCTGTGGCAGAAGTAGTGATTGGTGTTGAATCAAAATAACTTACTGTAAAATTTGAGTCTACAACCTTTCCTGCAGGTAGAATTAATTTACTATCTGAATCTCTTATTTCTTTTGTGACAAAATGATGAACACTATTTACATTTTCTAAACCATATTTTTGAACCACATATTCATAAAGTTCTTTGTTCGTAATTGGCCATTGATCTCTTACATTTGTAATGTTTGCAGTTAAGAGAACTACATAATCATATTCTGATTCTCCGTACAATTCCTCTGCAACAGTATCAGGTCTTGTTCCATCTACTATTTGATACTTATTAAAAACAGTAAACACATTTTGTAAATCATCACGGACTTTCATTCTACGAAAAATATTTTTCGCAAACACATATGATGAGTCTGATAATCTATCAGAGAATGGTGATTGATATTGTAAATTTGGTAGTTCTGAAAAATAACCCATTAGTATCCAACTCCTATTGTTCCATCTCCAGTATCATAATCTTCATTGTATATTGGATTTATTTCTTGTAAAGATATAATCATTTTCATATTGACAGGAGTTGTATCTTCATAAGTTGCATAAGTACCTGCATTACTATAGTTCATGTCTATTTTTTTCATTGCCATTGGAAAGAATGAATTTAAATATGCATGTTTTTTGCCACCAGTTTTATAGCATAATTTAAATATATTTGGACTGCTCAAAAATAAACCACCAGCATTATTCGCACCATTTTTCTTTCCACTCATATTTTGTTTGAAAAGTCTTATTATCTGTTTGATAGTATTAGATTCAGTGACATCTCTTGGTGTTAAAGTAAATTCAAAATTAAATTGTCTTAATTCAACACCTTTAAACAATAGTTCTAAATTATTGTTTAATACTTGACCTGTAGTTCTGGTTACTATCTCTTGTGGATTTACATTAGCCCCAAGGATATTAGCTGCCTGACCTGCAAAAAATGAAGAGGCAGCATCCTGTGAAACTCCTCCCTCTTTGAATAATTGAGATACAGCGTTTGATCCTCCTTTCAATAATTTATTAGCACCCCCAGCCAGTGTATCAGATTGTATACCTGCCATACCTGCAGCTATACCTGCAGCTGCGAAACCATTTAATTCTCTCTCTCCCCAGGCAACTCCTCTATTATCCATAACACTTTGAGGAATTGGTAATAGAACCGTACCTATTACTTTTTCATTATTAGAACTATAATTATCAGAACTTCTTTTTACACTAAAAACACTATTAGATGATGAGTACTGTGTTCTACTATCCTCAGTCGATCTGGTGGGTTGACTGAAATCAAAATTACTTGGATTTCCAGTAGGAACGTATTCTACAACCTTTATTTCTAAGTAGTCGGTATTATCTGTGATTTGTGCATTTGGATATCTCAAAGATACGGATGGTTTTTTTCTTCCACCACTAGCTCTGGCAGCTGCATCTAGTTCTTCCTGTTTATAATTAGCTCCTAAATTAGACAATCCTTTATTAACTCTTCCATTAAATACACTACCTCTTTCTTTGGTTGGATTACCTTGTCCACCACCACGACCACCTTGGGATCTTGGTATATAACCACCAGTATCTCTATTTTTTACTCCACTACCTCTAACTCCTCTAACCATAATCGACCTACTTTTTTAACTATTTAGTAAGAATTTCCCAAAAGGTATCTCTCTTACGTCTGCCAACTCATCTGGATATATTTCATAAAGGTTTCCTGCAACCTCTGTCCATGTATATTGACGATATCCACCCATGTGTAAGTTAATACCACGAAATCCCCATCGGAAGATATCAGTGACTGCAACAAGGGGATTTTGATCATATCTTAGATTTGGTGTTTTTGGATTATAAACAAATATATAATACTTACCAACGTCTGGAACTGGAGTGCTAGAGTCAGTAACTGCTTCCATTAAATTAACCATCAAATCATCTGCATCCTCCGTGCCGATGATATCACCAACAACACCTCTTATGCGATTACTATTATCATCGGTTGGATAACTATTCATTTGATGCCGAGTTCTTTTTCTGTAATTATCTTAAATTCCCATAATCTATCTTTACAAAATTCTTTTGCAGCTTTCCATTTTGCTTGATTTCGAACATACTCACGCACTTCATAGATATAACCTTTTGTTTTCCTTTTTTTAACTTTGGGTTCTATCGTCTGCTTTGCTGGTTTGACTTCGATAATGTATTTTTTGATTTTATTATTACTTTCTCTTACTTTTATGTAAAAATCTGGAAAGTATCGATGTACTTTATTATCGAGTGGTGATCTATATGGTAGTGCTATCTCCTCACTACCCCATTCTAAAATATTTGTATTTGTGTCACAATAAACCATGAATTTTCTTTCCCACAAAGATCTGTAAATGATGTTTGTGTGATCACCTTTATACTTTTTTGGATATGAAGGTTGATATTTACCCTTATATGACATACATAAATATAAATATACAAACTATTTAGTTTAATGATAACAAAGAGAAAAATAACTGATTACATAGGGATAGTTGCAAATACTGCACAAACATCTCATTATGAATTATCTTTTGATGGATTATCTGAGGGATTAAGAAGATTTTTGAGTAGTAAGAATGTTGATCGTGCTTTTGTATTAAGAAATGCAGGTTTACTATGTAGTAGTGCCTCTTTACCCGGAAGTCAATTGGCAACGACAGAGACCAGAGGTAATTTTATGGGTGTGATTGAACCCATGGTGCATAGTAGGATATTTACAACAATTAATCTTGATTTTTATGTAGATAAACAATATAAAATGATGAAGTTTATTGAGCATTGGATGGACTACATATCAAATGGATCAGAAAATTCAGGTGTTACGAAAGAACAGGATGGATATTACTATCGAATGAGATATCCAAAGGATGCAGGAAATGGATATAAATGTGATAAAATAAAACTTATAAAGTTTGATCGTGATTATAAAGATTCAATAGAGTACACATTTTATGAGATGTTCCCTAGAAACTTCTCATCTGTTCCTGTCCAATATGGATCATCTGATACTTTAAAAATGAGTGTAGAGTTTGCCTATACCAGATACATCTGTGGAAAGAGTTCAAGTCTAAGTAGACAGTTTGGAAACAATGAAAACTTCACTTCATCTTTACTTCGATTACTCACATAAATAAAATACATTTGATATTATTATGCCATTACCTAAAATAAAAACACCGACTTATGAATTGGTTCTTCCGTCAACCGGAAAAAAAATAAGATACAGACCATTCCTTGTCAAAGAGGAAAAAATACTTATTATTGCATTAGAATCTGAGGATATAAAACAAATTACCAATGCGATTAAAGATGTAATCGGTGGTTGCATCTTAACACGAGGTGTAAAAGTAGATCAATTATCAACTTTTGACATGGAGTATTTGTTCTTAAACATAAGAGGAAAATCAGTTGGAGAGGATGTTGAAGTATTAGTAACATGCCCTGATGATAACAAAACTAAGGTTTCTGTTGTAATACCTCTTGATGATATTGAAATAGTAAAAGATCCCAAACACACTAAGGATATCAAATTGGATGATGATTTGAAAATGAGAATGAAGTATCCATCTCTCTCACAATTTATTAATTCAAACTTTAATCCAAATGAAGTGGGATTAAAGGAATCATTTGATTTAATCACATCATGTATTGATCAAGTATATAATGAAGAAGAATCATGGAGTGCATCCGATTGTTCAAAAAAAGAACTTACTGACTTTATCGAACAATTAAACTCTCAACAATTTAAAGAAGTTGAAAATTTCTTTGATTCTATGCCTAAATTGTCATATACAGTAAAAGTACTTAACCCAAAGACAAAGGTAAAAAATGAAATAACTCTGGAGGGATTATCAGATTTTTTCGAGTAGGTATGGCTCATACAAGTCTTGAGTCATACTATAAGTTAAATTTTGCCTTGATGCAGCATCATAAATATTCAATAACTGAACTTGAAAATATGATTCCTTGGGAAAAGGAAATTTATATTTCATTATTACAACAGTATATTGAAGAGGAAAATTTAAAACGTCAACAGAAAGGAAGTGGCATCTAAAGTTTCAAAAGATAAATTATTTAACATTCAAAGTAATCCAAATTTGGATGCTGCGGATACTGGTGTTGATCCAAAGACAGGAAAATATTTGTCAAAAAAAGAAAGAAGAGCAATATTTAAACAAAGAAAAATAAATGTAAGTAAAGTATTTGGTAAACGTGATGAATCATCAAGATTTGGATCTCTGGTAAAATTTAATCCTGACGATGTAGAGAATCAAACAGTTAGTGATAATGCTGAGAGTATTTCTGATATTGAAGAGTATATTGCTAAACAAACCCAAAGTATTGAAAAACTTAAAAATTTTATTGTTGATAATGAAAAATTAGATAGAAAAAATGCCTTAGAAGAACAGAAAGAAAAAACTAAATTAGATGAAAAAAGAAAATTAGATAAAAAGGAGTTATTACTGGAAGCAGGGGATGAACCAGATAAACAAGTTGAAGAAGAAAAACCACAAACTGAAAGATTTAAAAAAGTAAAAGGATTTTTAGGAAAATTAAAAGATGCTTTTACTACCTTATTTGCAGGTTGGTTGACTGATAAAGGAATACAAGCGTTTAGAGCCTTCCAAGAAGGTAATATGGAGAAGTTAAGGAGCATAGCAAAGAATGTGGCAGTTGCATTAGGAGTGGTTGGTGGAGTTTTGTTATTAGCTAAAGGAGGAATTTTTAAAATTGGAAAATTATTTAAAATTGTCTCGAAAGTATTTAAAAAAGGTCTTAAATTTTTGTTTAAATCATTAAAATCAGCAGGAAAAATGTTGACAAAAATGGGAGGTCAAATAGCAAAATTAGGAAAACAAATATTAAAACTGGGTAAAAATATAGCATCAAATGCCTTAAAATTAGCAAAAAATGTGGTAGGGAAGGGAAAAAATATTGTAAAAAATGTGGTAGGAAAGGGAAAAAATATTGCAAAAAATATTGTAGGAAAGGGAAAAAATGTAAGTAAATCATTACTTAAAACTGGAAGTAAAAATGTAGCAAAAGGTGCTGCTAAAAAAGGAACAGCAAAATTAATCGCAAAGAAAATACCTTTAGTTGGTTTAGTTTTAGGAACTGCATTTGCAATTGACAGAGCAAGAAAAGGTGATTTACTTGGAGCAGGTATTGAACTAATTTCAGGTGTTGCATCAACTGTGCCTGGTGTTGGTACAGCAATATCAACTGCAGCTGATGTGGCAAATATCGCAAGGGATGTTAAAAAATCCACCACTGGTGAAGGTGAAGAAACTTCAAAAATAGATTCAAAAATTACAACAAATGCAACAAAAGTAAATCAAAAAAATGAGAAAATATATGATTATGGAGCACCTGAAGATGAAGTAGTGGTAGTTGATGGATCACAAGATCAAAATGCAGGTGGAAGTCAAACAATGGCTTCACCTGATTATGGTGCCATCGAAGAAGAAATAGTTAATTTTGATTCAGAAGATAGTAGTAATATGTATCTAATGGGAACTCAATCGGAGTTTAACATATTTTGAAACAGTCAGTGATGAAAATTGGTAAGTCGATGTTTTCCAAAACTGGAAATTTAATTTCGGGTGTAAAAAAATCAATTCAAAAATCTAAAACGATTAAAAAAGGAACATCTAAAATAAAATCTGTTTTTGAAAAGAAAAGATTAGAGAAACAAAAAAGAAATCAAAAAGAACAAAATTTAGAGAATAAAGATAATCCCACAATACCACAAAAAAATAGAAAAATTGAACCAAAGAAATTTGGATCAAATATTATGTCAGCAATAAAAAAATTATTATTAGGTTGGTTAGTTATCAACATACCAAAAATTATTGAGTCAATTAAGGTAATTATTGATAAGATAAAAGAATTTGTTGACTTTATTAAAAATATAATACCTAATATTAAAAAATTTATCGGTAATTTATTTAAACCGTTTAAAAAACTTGATGATGATGTAGTGAATTTAGATTTAAAGTCAGGTGAAGAACAAGTAAAACAAGAAATAGATAATTTTGAAACTGAAACAAAAAATACAATTGGAGAATTTGATCCAGAGGAGAAAAAAAAGTTAGATGAAGAAGACAAAAAAGATAAACAGGAAGAAAAAAAAGATAAATTAATAACTTCATCATCAAGTTCTGCTGTTAAAGAATTTAAAGAAGACGATACTACAACATCAGATAGTATAAAAAGTGATCTAACAACAATTACCTTTGACGGAATGACATATCCTAAAGGACGTTCAGGTCTCGGTGGATTTATTCCTGGTGCTGGTGAAGGTGGTAGTACATATGGTCAGACTGAAAGTTTCGAATCAACAGATTCTAATCTATTAAATGAAGAAGGTGGATTAAACATAAGTTTAGAAAATTTTAAAGATAACACTCCTGACGCAAGTTCATTACAACAAGCAGATTCAAGAGAGGGAAATTTATCTGTGAATAATATAAGCAAAACATTAGAAATAGATAAATCAGTGGTAAATAATAAAAATATGACAACTGTAAATAATATAAATCAATTTAGAAAACAAAAAAGAAAAACTGTTGTGATTAATTCAAATAATCAAAATAATAATAATATGAGTAACAATATGATGCAAACAAAATCATCTTCAAATGTGGTAGTTGTAAAAGAAAAATCAAAAAAAATTGATGATCTTTTATTTTCAAAATTAGGAGATTTATAATGGCAGCAAAAGATCCAGCATCATATAAGGTTGTTGAAATTACATCAAACGATGGTAAGAACACTGTTGATCTAAGACTTGGTGTTGTTTCATTTGAGTTTTTTCAAAATATATTGTCTCCTGTTATAACAGCTAAAATGAGAGTAGCACTCACAGGAAACGTGATAAATGATCAAGGAGTTTATAATGGATTACCATTACGAGGTGGTGAAAAAGTAAAAATAAAAATTATTGAGCAAGTCAAAAATAGATCTGGAATAGATTTGGACTTGTATGTAACGAGTATATCTGATGTGATATCAAGTTCACAAAAAGAAACTTTTTTACTAACTTTATCTTCTAGAGAGGCAATAACAAATGAAATCTCAAGTGTCTCTAAAAAGTATATTGGTACAATTAAACAATCAGTTACATCGATACTTACAAATATTTTAGGTGTAAGTAAAAATAAAATTGATATTGATCCCACACAAAACAAATATTCTTTTATAGGAAATTTAAAAAAACCATTTAAAACATTAACATGGTTGGCAACAAAAGCAGTTCCTGAAGAATCACAAAACAATAGTACATCTGGATTTGTTTTCTTTCAAACAAAAAGTGGATTTAAATTTAAATCAATAGACAGTTTAATAAATCAGAAACCAAAGTCTAAATTTGTCTACTCCCAAGTTCAATATAATTCCACAACATTTAAACCAACACCAGATTTACCATCTTTGGATTTAAAAATGGAGAGTTATAAAATTGATAAAAATCAAGACATTATTCGTAAACTAAGATTAGGAGCATATTCAAGTAATAGATTGTTTTTTAATCCTAATGATTTTTCAGTTAGTGGTCAAGTTTTTAAAACAAAAAGTAAAAATACCCTTGGTGGTAAGAAAATTGAAGATATTCTACCTGAGGATGTGATTACAAAACCATCAAGAACTTTTACTCAAGTGTTAGATGTAGGAACAATTGAACCAGACGTATCTAAACAAGAAAATGCCGATCCTAAAAAATACCTTTCTCAATCTGTAAGTGGATATAATATTTTAACAACTCAAAAGGTAGAAATTTCTGTTCCGTGCAATACGGATTTAGATGCAGGTGATGTAATTGATTGTGTATTTTTAAAATCTTCTGTAAAGGAAAAAGGTGTTAAAGATGAAGAGATAAGTGGTAAATACTTAATACAAGCAATTGTTCATCATTTTGACCCAGAAAAATCTGTTTCATCAATGACACTAGCTAGGGATACTTTCGGGAGATAATATGTTACAAGATTCATTTTTTAAAACTAACTTTATAGGTCAAGATGGATTTACTTGGTGGGTAGGTAAAATCGCACCGATTGAATCTCAAGGAAAACAAGTAACTGGTGATGGATGGGGAAATAGATTTAAAGTTAGAATAATTGGATATCATCCTCGTGGTAAAAGTGAGTTAAAGGATGCTGATTTACCATGGGCAATTGCTCTTCTCCCTGCAACAGCAGGGACTGGTGCTGCGAATAAAGGTCAAAGTGTAAAATATCGTCCTGGTGATTCAGTCATAGGATTTTTTATTGATGGTAATAATGCACAAGTGCCTGTTATTATGGGAGCACTTGGAAGAACAAATGATGTTTCACAAGACGCACCAGACCCTGAAGATGGATTTGCTCCATCAACTGCATTTTCAAAAAATGTGCCTACGGGTGATGGAACGTTAGACAAAGGTGAATCAAATGAATCGAATAGAAATTCTTTAAAATCACCAGTTTTAAGAAAGCCAACTGGTGATGAAATAGGTGCATCTAAAGGTTTTGGATATGAGGAGGTTGCAGCAGATACATGTGATGACAGTATTTTTAATAGTATATCAAGTGTATTGACAAATTTATCTTCAAATATTTCAACCGCTACAAATTTATTCACTGATATTGCCTCTGCCACTCAAAGTATAGAAACAATATCAAATGGATTGGTAAACAATATGATGGGTAAATTATATTCAAATATGATACCAGGTTTATCATCAGGATTACAATCCTTATATGCCACAACATTTGCTGCAACAGGATCTGAATTAGCTGCTATTGCAGCACAAAAAGCAATGGTTGGTCCGATAAAAAATTTACAATCTGGTTTAGATTGTTTACCTGGTAAAATTCAATCAGGATTATCTTCTACGATACAAGGATTGTTAGGAAAGTTTTTAGCTGATTCAATGGTAGCTGGGGATTGTGTGGCAGAGCAATTTACAGGAGGTTTGTTAAATGAAATATCAAATCAAATTTCAAATGATTTATCAGGACCTTTAAGTGGATTAAGTAGTATTTTACCAGGAGCATTTAAAGTGCAGGATGCTCTATTAAGTTCTGCAGATACGTTTACTTCCATTGGTGGATTATTTGATTGTAATCAAAATAAATCAAAATGTGTTGGTAAAGTTAAAAAACAGAAAATAGGATCTGGTGCCATGCCAGTGCCCAATTTATTAAGTACGATAGGTAATATTACAGATGCATTTAATTCAGTATCCTCTGGAACTCCATCATTTCCAAATCCTGCATGTGCTGAACCCTCATTTTGTGATGGTCCAAGTATTACTTTTTTTGGTGGTGACGGTGAAGGTGGATTAGGTAAACTCATATTAGGTGAATTCGTTCAAA